GATGTAGAACCAATACCAACAGATACATTGCCACCTATTGGATCATCAGGACGAGGATATGCGTGTTCTGTTGCATGATTATCTCTAGCACATGTGAATCTTATAGATGCAGTATTGATACCAACAGTGTCTCTGGCTTTCTTAAGACCACCAGCAGTTGCACTTTGGAACCAGTGTGCATTTACAATAGTAGATACACCAACATTTACAGAGAATGTATTGACACCAACATGATAAATTGGTAGCCACTTATTCAAGAATGGATCAGAGTATCTTGGATATGCCTTAGTTGCAGTATATCCATCCAGATCACATTTGAATGAAATTGATTCTAAGTCAAACTTGACATACTCACCAGCAACGAAACCATGATTTGCAATGGTTGGTTCTAGTACACCAGTACTAGCATTATACGTTGCCGTCGAAATTGTGTGAGATGAGTGATCGTAATAAGAGTGTCCAGCACCAACATTCAATACAAGTTCACCTGTACCAGCATCGTATGTGGATGTTGATATGGAACGTTCCTGTATTGTAGAAGGACCTACTCTCACCTCAAAGGTGTTTGTAGTTGCAGAAACTATACCTAGATTAACATTGTATGCTGGGTCTGTCTTACGAGGATAGGCATGAACAGTTGCATAGTCGTCTTTAGCACACTTAAATGATAGAGAACCCTCTGCAATTTGAACCTGTTTAGTCGGTCTTTCGATTGCACCAGTAGTAGAATTTTGATACCAGTATGGACCGTAGTCTCCACCACCAGTAATAACCGCATCAGTTCCAACACCAACTAGAGTGTATGGATAATCACCACCAGCAAGAACACCACCAACTGCCACACCTTGATTAGGTATGAATTGATATATGTTTGCTCCACCAGTAGCTCCAACGTCAACAGTAAACATTGTACCAGCAGCACTAACAATACTTACTGGTTTATCATAGTAAGGGTCTTGTGGTCTTGGGTAGAAGTGACTAGTTTGGAAACCATCTTGTTCACATCTAAATCCAAGTGCTCCAGCTTTGAATTTGATAGTTTCTCCAACTTGGAAACCATGTAGTCTGTCAAGAGAGACAGTCATGATACCCACTGCTGGTGTATAGTCTGCAAATCTAATGTTATATGGAACTATGGTTGTGATACCAGCAAATACCGTAATAGTTGTTCCAGCTACACCTGTAATAGGAACAGCAGTGTTGTAAATTGGATCTTTAGATCTAGGATAGTATTTGATTGCAGTGTTTTGGTCAGCAGTACAAGTAAATCCGAGTGAACTATCTCTCATCTTGATACTTTGTCCAACTTCTAGGTCATGAACTCCGATACTCATTGTCATGATACCTACAGACGGTGTATAATCCGCCCCAGACACGGTGTAATCAACTCTAGTAGTAATACCAGCAAAGACCTCAAATGTATCGGTCTGAACGTTACTGATAGGAACCCAATTATTACTTAAAGGATCAGTGGTTCTTGGATAATACTTTGTTGATGTAAATTGATCTAATGAACACTTCCAACCAATAGAACCATCTGCAATTCTAACCATGTCGCCATTTGCAAATCCATGACTAGGAACTGTAAGAGTTAGGATACCTACGATTGGGTTATAGTTAGCAGTTGTGAGTGAGTGTTGACTAGGTCCTGTTAAACCGTGACCATTAAGAGTCAATATCAATGAACCAGTGCTAGGAGTATAATCAGCGTCTGTAGGTGTGATTTGTGATCCACCAACTATTTGAACAGCGTTAGTATCTGCACTTACAAATTGATGTGCATAATCTCCACCAATCTTGATTGTCTTCTCATCGGAACTTACATAGGTGTGTGGATAGTCACCACCAGCAAATGTAGATGTTGCAGTTGCACTATGGAACTCATGTAAGAAAGGTCCTCCAGTTAATAATGCACCCTCTTCTGCACGAATGAATTGATGAGGATAATCTCCACCATATATGATTGCACCAGAAACTGCCTCTTCAAATCTATGAACATATTGATTCTTGACACGAGATATACCTACATCTATTGAAAGCCCAGTTCCAGCATATCCTGTAATTGGAATAGAGGTATCATATGCAGTTGATCTACTTCTTGGATAATAGTGTTGATATGCACCACCGTCCAAAGCACATGTAAATGCAAGACCAGACATTATAACATCTTTACCTACCTTATACCCATGAGGTGCCGCAGTGGTTACAGTTAGAACTCCAGTTGTATTATCATATAAAGCACTGGAAACTCCTAATGCAGGGTCATAATCACAAGTAAAGGCAATACCAGAAAGTATAACACAATCATCCATTTCAAGATTGTGATTTTTTCTAGTAGTAACAGTTGCAATTCCAGATGTCTCATCATACTCAACATGACCAACTTGAACAGCAGGAGCACTGGTAAATGTTGCAGCAACACCAGTTACATTCACAAAGTCATCAGTTTCTAAACCATGACCTTCAAAAGGTATGAATGAACCTACTCCAGCAGTTGCAGTGTGAATACCTGTTGTGGTCACTGCAGCACCAATGTTCACACTGAAGTTTAATGCGCTTATAATTCCTGTAACACCAAAATATTGTTGTGTATCTGATGGGAATGTAATATCACCAATACCTGTAGCAAATTTAATACCAGTTAACTTAACAACACTTGCGGTTGACAATCCATGAGCAGATGCCGCAGTAATAGTTGCAACACCAGAGAATGACTCATAATCTACTTGTGATATGTTAATACTACTTCCACTTTGAGCACCATAAGCAGTAATAGTTGTAATACCATTTGAGAATGTTCCCTCAACGTGTGATATAGATCTTGGAATGTAATATCCAGTTCCACCTTCTACAATCTCGAAACTTGTAATAATACCCGCTTCTGCTCTGTTTACTACACCACCACTCACATAATTATGTGCAAACGTAGAGACACCAACAAATGCTCTGAATGTATTTGTAGTATGTCCACTTAATACATCAAAACCAATTTCATTTTTACCTTCTAAGATTGCAGTGTCCACGCCTGCCTGCACTAGACCACCGCTAACATATGCTAGTGCTTGCGTACTAACACCGCAATCTACCAATACGTTTAGACTGTCAATTATTTCTACAATAGGATATGCGTCTTCTCTAAACAAAAATGTGCTTATACCGTTTGTAACCTGTACTTCTTTTACTAAGACACTTCTACTTTGGTTAGTAGAAGTTCCAAGATAATGTCCACCTGTTACACCAATAGTTGTGATACCAGTTATGTAATCGTAACCAAAAGTATTAACATTTCTTAGCGCCGATACTGGAGTGAATGTAAATCCAGCACCTGTAATCCTTACTCTATCATCTTCTACAAAACCATGTGATGAAGCACCAGTATTGAATGTACAAATACCAGTAAGATGATTATAGTCTGCGGTGGAAATAGCAACAGAACTTCCTGATGATGTTCCTAATACAGCTCTGATACTTGCACCAATACCTTGAGATGATCTTACACTTATTTCTGGTATTTCTCTATATCCTTGTCCTTTCCCTTCTAATTGTAAAAATTCTACACTACCAGTTGTTCCTACACCAACTCTCGCAGCTGCTTTGAGTGGTAGGTAATAACCAGAACCTGTTTGTAATCCTACCTTGTTAATTCTACCAGCTCTAGGAACTCCACTTAAAAAGTTTATTGCGTTAGCAGTCTCATTTACAACTTCAAAATCTAAGCCAGGAGTTTGAACAATATTATTGATTAATATGAACGGATTATTATTGATATCTACGCCAGTATTGACATTGTTGTACAAAGCAGTGGTAATACCATTATTTTCAGTAACAGTAAACTGTGTCCCTGCAATACCTGTAAATTCTAAAGATATATCGTCAAGAATTACGTTAGTATCTTTTGCATCAAACGGATCTAACTTTCTAGAGAATAATCTACCAGAGAAAGAAGAACTAGTTTCTAATCCAGTAGGACCTGCTTTACCATATGGTGCATCACTGAAAAATATTGTGTCATCTACGATATTATAATCACCTGAGAATACAGATGATAAACCAGTGCCATGACTTGTAGATACTGATCCAAAAGCACCTCTTTCTACAACAACTTGTGAAGTGCTACTTGTACTGAAAATAGGATAGTATCCAACACCAGCCTTGAATATAATAACTTCGGATATAGTTCCAACACCACTAATTACAGGATAGAATACACCCTCCTGTATAGGACTAGTTGTTCCCTCTATAATGATCTTTGGAGGATCGGTTTTAGCATAGCCTGCACCTCCGTCTAAAACTTCAATTCCAGACACACCATATACTGAGTTAAATGACGGTCTGAATAGAGCTCCTGATCCTGGCGTAACTCTTGTTGACATTTATTCCTCTATATGATGTTGATAGAACTACTGCAATATACTCTGGTAACACCAGTGTTATCACGAACAATACTGAACGTCAAAATATCATCATTATTCGTGGATGGAGGAGGATTGCCACCAACCCACTTGACACCGTTTGCAATGGAAGCACCGTTTACTTTACATGCGTCTCCATATGTGTAACCAGTTCCAGCATTGTTGATGAGTGTAACTGTAGTTGCCTTACCGTTTTGTCCATTGACATTTGTGAAATCCCAGTTGGTAACAGTTGTTGTTATTCCACCAAGAACAACTGATCCTTGTGAAACATCAAAGGTAAACGTGCCGCCTGCACTGACAGCCAGTGTATCACTAAAGTTTCCTACAACTTTCTCTGTAATATCAGAGTTAAAGTTGACCTGATCCATTAAAGTGCTTGCACCACTGACCAGAACATCACCTTGAACGTCCAATCTACATGTGGGAGCAGTAGAACCAATACCAGTGTAGGCTTCATTAGTAACAACAAACGACTTATTATCTGATATCGCTGCATCGGATACTCGTAATCCATGTGCATTACCTTTAGCTACTGCCCAAATAGTTGGTCTTTCATTTGAGAATGATGCGACTTCTAACTGTGACGTAGGTAGAGATGTTCCAATGCCGACCATACCATCAGCTTTGATACGGAACATTGTTGCAGCAAAACCAACCTCAATCGGGCCATCTGTAATCGCACCAGGCTGTTGAATTGTAATTTTACCAACATCTGCATAACTTGTTGTAACAACACCACTTGTATTGATATCGATATTATCTGTAACACTTGCTGCAAGACCAGCAAGGACGGAAGTTGATGCAATACCGCAGTTGGTAGAATACCCAGCAGTGCTAGCAAAAGAAACAAAACTTACAAGGTTAGATCCATCTCCAAAAATATCATATATCTCATTGAAGTTATTATTAATCTTAATAGTCCCTGCCAATAGGGTATCGCCCGTCCCATCATTCGGAGCCGAACCTGTACTAATCCCTTGTTTAGACATTACTTAAAAACGTTTTTTCTTTATTTATAGTTAATATGGAGGGTTATCATCCATAGTCGCAAATTCACTATCAACTGACACTACATTTGAGTTAGCTCTCTTTGTATCGTAGAAGAAATTATTGTCAACAACCTTATTTACCTCAGCTGTTCTTGCTTGAGCAAATGTAGCGTCTCCAATCTGTTGAACTTTTAATAATTCATCATCTATTTTTAGGATATCACCTTTTGCAAGTGATCCAATACCAGACCCAACAGTGATACCTTGATCAGTAGCACTAAGAGCATCATTTACAGTCACATTGAGAAGTTTATTTTTCAGAGGTGTCTGTATGATATTATCAATCATTATCAAGGCTTGTTTATTTGGATCTTGAACTTTCAAAATATGAGTTCCAGTTCCTAATCCAACAAAATCAAATGGTAGTGATGTGGATAAACCAGCAACTCTAAAGTTTACATCATCAACCTTCTGAACAAATAATTCATCAGGCATGACATCTGTTCCACATTCTACTGGTGTAAGCAGTATGTTGTTTGTTGGTGTTGCACCACCGATGTATGTGCCTGCAATGGATATTGTATTTGTGACAGCATATCCTGTTCCACCAGTAACAACCTCCACACCAGCAATATCTAAATTACTGTCTCTTGTAATATTAAAGGTTGCACCTGTACCAGATCCGTCGTTTGTTGATGGAACATTAGTGTAAGTTGTTTCTATTCCAACTCTAGATCCTGTTGTTTTAGTGACAGGGAAAGATAAGTTGTTTGCTGGTGTAGCTCCACCTAGATATGTACCAGCAATACTTACAGTTTCACCAACAATATATCCTTCACCACCCTTGATTAAATTGACAGCTGTAGATATACATTGTCCAGTTCCTTGATCAAAATCAAATTTAACTTGGAATACAGCACCAGAACCTTGTGTGGCGATGCCAGGAACTCCACCATCAATACTACCAAATCCATACAAGACAAAAACAGCGCCTGGAGGATTCTGTGTCGCAGCAGTTCCTGTTACTGGGCCTGGAATTTGAACGTTATATCCATTCTCAAACATAGAACTTCCACCTACACCAGAAGTAACTGCAGCCATTACAATGTCCTTAGTCCCTGATGTATAAGATGTAGTTCCTATTCCTATCTTAGAACCACCTTGAGTGTCAAGGCTAACAGTCTGTCCTGTTTGGAAATCGTGATTCTGGATAGAAATAGTATTCAAGTTAATGTCAACTATGTTTGAATCTGCTGAATTGTATGTTTTCTTAAATGCTGGTCTTCCACCAGTTGTTAATTGGAATTGTTTACTACCGACTAATGTTCCTGTTCTATCATGAGCACCATTAAATCCACTAGAGATATCATCAAAAGATATAACCTTATTGGTCTTGTTCATAATGAAGCTCTTGATTGGTCTACCTTCTGGGAAGAAGATTCTCTGTACAGAACCATCTTCTAAGGCATCATCTTCAGTTACCATGGCAAAGTTATCTCTCTTGCCCATGTAAATTTCATTATCAACGTTTATGATCAAATTAACTTGTGTATCCACAGGTCTGACCTTCATATTGGCAGACTTAGCAATACCTACTTCAACAGGAGCATTCCTGATAGGATCACTTTCAATAACAAGATCAGAAAATTCTAAAAATCCAGATGGGTGAACAATTGATTTTACAGATTCTTTCCATGTGGTATATGGCAGAGTGCTCTTGATTGAGTATGAAAACTTCTGGAAATAGAAGTTATCTGATAATCTTTGATTGAAGTCATTAAGAATACCCACTTCCATGTCATTCTTAGAGACTTTATCTCTTGTAACTCCAAGTGTCGTGTTAACACTAAATCTGTTTACATCTCTGACACTACCTTCTAGTTCAGACACTTCACCGAACAATACATCGCCAGGTGCAAGAGTTCCGATTGTATCTCTTAATCTAAGTTGACTGATATTACTATTCCAACCATTTTCAGCAACAACACCTTCAAACTTAGTAGATGTGACCTTTTCACCAGATAAGTATTTGGCATCATTGATCAGTGTCATCTGGAACTTAGCCATATCATTAAAATTGACTATAGAACCTAATGTAAAGTCATCATCATAAGTTCCTAGAGTTACAGTGGATATCCCAGCCACATCTGCCATACTAAACTCTACAGTCGCATTGGCAGTGCTTACACCTGTAACAGTAAAGAATGAGAAGTCATAGTCTGCTGAGTTGAAGTTACCTTCACCAGATTGTAGTGATGCTGGTTTGATTCTACATCCTTCAACAAATACTTTGTCACCAATCGCAAATGGTAACTTAGTTTCTGTCGATGCATACCCAGTTATGATTGGTTTGTTAAACTGTTGGTCTAATAATAGTTCAGCAGTGACAGTCGTTCCACTATGACTGATAGCATCAATATCATAACCATTAGAGTTATTAGTTGTGATGATACTTAGTGGTTCTTTAAACTCAAAAGCATTTTTGATAATTTCAACTCTATCTACAGATCCACCAGATATATGTGCAGCTATTTGAACATTACTGTTACCACGAACAGCAAGAGATGGTGGTTGATTATATCTTGTCCCTCCATCAAGAACTTTGATCTCATTGATTCTAGAAATACCACTTATATCGACTATTGCTGGTACAGCCAAGAATGGTAAAAGAGTTGGATCAGTAGGATAGTCAAATCCATCTTTTATTCTTTCTATAGAGTCAATTCCACCAATATCAGGTGATGATACTTTTACAACAGCGTCTGTACCCTGTGTGCTTGCAAAACCAATGACTCTAGGTAAAATAGTGTATCCTTTGCCTGGGAAATTTATTTTAGTTGAAAATACAGGGCCCTTTGCACTAGAAGATGTCGTGCTGTATGTGACTGTACTTACACCAGTTCTAGAGACAAATTTTTCAGATTCTAACGGTGGCTGTTTTAAGTTGAATGTAAATGTTTTATCATCTTTGACTAAAACTTTGTGATCTGCCTTAAGGACGATATCATTCAGTGTTATGTTGTTTCTTCCAGTAACTTCATTGTCAGAAGAACCAAATGTCTTCCTAGTGTCTGATGGCACAACAGGAGTCAAATTGTAATATGTTTTTCTTGGCCAACCAGTGTCAGTCCTTATTGTCACAGTAGCATTAGCATTGCCAGGAATACCATCCCTAGTAATATTGAATCCACTTAGGTTTGTACCATAAACATCTAATTTGTTATTGAAAGATAGATCTTCAAAAAAGTCTAATCTCATATCTTCCAAACTCACATCAGATACGTCAAATACTATGGAGTTTCCATTAGTAAAACTGAATGGTGGGTTTATCTTAGCAATGAAACTTAAATTGTTAGCAGTTGGAGTTGATACTGTAGAAATTGAGACTGGGTTAGAATCAAAAACATCTGATTTGTATTTACAAAGTTTTATGGAACTTGGATCTTCTCTAAGAATGAAATATGTTTCATTATTGATTAATCCACTGATCGTGTTGCCATTGTCATAGTAAACTACCTTATCGCCACTTTGTAAGTCTTGATTAGATATGTTTATCTGAGTTAAATCAGCAGAGAAACTTGTATAAGTAAATCCGACTTTCTCTGTAGTTACTTTAGCAATTACAGGGTCAAATCTTATTGTTGCCGATTCGGTAGATTGAGGTAATGTCTCTAGTGTAATTAAATCACCAGATTGTAGTTCATGAGCTGTAGAAACACCTACTTCACCAAAGAATCTTTCTACTTTTGTAGTTACCTGTGGATAAGTTGTTGCAAAAGAATGTGCAAGACCAACATTTGATCCTACATTATAAAACCATATAGCATCACCAACTGTAGGGAATCCGACAGTTGATAATCCAATGTAATCTTTGTCAAAATCAATTGCATAGACATCACCATCAGGAAGAACCGCAGTTCCAACTCCAGAAGTTGCCCCAGCAGCGACTTTTGCCCAAACAAGAGATGTATTACCAACACCCATGTTATAGACTAACCTCTGTCCAGTAAAGAACTTATGATCCTTAATGAAAATTCTTTGTTGTGGAACAAAACGATTTTCTACAGTTTGAATTGCTTGTGTTCCTAAACCAGTAGATGTTAGAGTGTAATGTGTACCAGTAGATCCAATACCAACAGTATTTGTTGGATTGAAGTATTCAATAAAGTTCTCAAATGTATATTGACTTACTGTAGAAGTGCCAACAGGGAAAAGGAATTTATTTGGTTTTAAGAAAACATTATCTATGCCAGGCTGGTGTGTCATTGCAGCACCAACGAAATTATCTCTGTTTACGAATAATCTAGAGAACGTCGTGTCAATGCCTGTGACGGTCATGTTCTCTGTTCCGATTCCTATGATATCACTTGGAGAGAATCCTCTGGTATCTGTTACAAAGATATGTGTACTGAATCCAGTAATAGTTACAGTATCTACGAATGTGGTTAGTCCTACAGATCTATTAATGACTTGTACTTTTTGAGGGCCATTAAATTCTGTAAATTGAGATGTGTCGATACCACTTAAAACTATAGTTTCACCATCAGCAATATCATGTGGAACTGTTGTTACACCAACGATAGTTTTTTTATCTAATCTAAGTGTTGTATTTGAAAATGTTGATATACCAAGTTCTAATGTCTCAACCTGTTTACCTAATATTTCACTTACAACAATATTCGCTCCAGTTCCATTTGTCCCTGCGTTATCTAAATCAAGAACATCATCTATCTTGTAATTGTCTCCCCTAGAGAAGACAGTTACAGATGATATGCCAGAACTCTTTGTTGTGATAACTTCAAACTCTTGTTTGAGTGCGTCTTTGACATCATCTATTAATTCATAATCAGAGTTACCGAATGAAAGGTAATATGGCGCTATATTTCTAGTTACATTTCTACTTGCAATATCAATATCTTGGTTGAAGAATGTTACAAAATTTTCTTCAATTGGTGTATCTTTAAATTGATTACCAACCATGTATGGGAATTTAGGTTTGGCAATACCACTAGAATCCACTTCCACTGAATAGAAGTAAGCATAAGTTCCATCTGGGAACTGTGGTGTAACACAATAACGCCCACCGTACTCATCTAGGTCGCCAGAGTTGTCATAGATGTAATCATTGGTAAAGTATCCAAATGCAAAGCCAGGAGGTCTCAAACCCGCCCTAGTAGACGTATCAAGAATATATCCAGTTCTGAGTCTGATGATTGCACCACCAACAGAGTTTTGATAACCATATGGGCCATAGATTGGATTACCATCATAGGCATATCCTAATATTGGTGAGTGAAAAGCATTAGGTGTTTCTAAGTTTGCAGAATCAATATTATCCCCTAATTGATATCTCAATTTTTGAGGAGGATACATTCCAATAGTCTGTAATTGGAATTCTGGGTTGGTGCTTGGTTTTGTTAGTATAGAGTCTTCTACATTGATTATATTTTCATTCTTTTGTACTTGGTTTATCTTCCATTCTCTAACATTACCTATAAACTTAGCATTCTTTCCTCTATTCTGTAAAAGTAGTATAGTATCACTACTTCCATAACCAACACCACCATCGAGTATCTGTACACCAGTTATTCTGTTATCAGTGATTACTGGTCTGATATCTGCAAAGTTTCCTGTAGGACTGGAGATAATGATGTCAGAGTCTTCACGATACCCTTTACCGTTAGCAAGAATCTGCACATCAACGATAGTGCCACTAATAATGATTGGTTTTAGTAATGCTCTTGCAGTGATAGTTGATATTCCAACATCAGGCCTTCTTTGGAAGTCCATAATATTAGTACAACCATATCCAACTCCACCCTCCTCTAGATAGACATTATCAATAGATCCAAGAACTAAGGGAGCAATCTCTGGTTTGATAATCGTGGTAACAGCGATACCAGATAAACTCTCAATGTTTACCACTATAGGCGGATATGATATAGTATGCCTACCACTACCCAGACCACGAATTACAGCGGTTTTATTTTTGTCATAATTCGTAAAGTTTCTTTGTGAGGAAACCCCAACATCACAAAGTCTAAATCTATTAGGATCAATTACCTTAACGGCATACTGAGTTGTTGTAGATAAACCAGAAGCAACTGTTCCTGATGTAGAGTATTCTACTATCTCACCGTTATTGAAATGATGTCCAAATGCCAAGATGTAGTCATCAGATGTACTAATACCTGTCTGCACATCTCCGTTTACTGGTCTTGATGGTACAATTACTTTTCTATTTGAATATCCAGAACCAGATTCCTTTACATAAATCTTTGTTATTGTATTTTTTGCCTTTACTGTAGTAAGTCTATGGAAACCGAAACTTATATTTCCAATGTTAACTGTATTGATACCAACTTTAGCATCTTCTGGAGTATTATGAAGTTTTAATTTCTTTTCATTTACAGGTGCAACATAATAAACAGATCCACTAACCACGTTTACGATTGGTGTATTGCCTCTTGAATCATAAACGACGGCTTCACCAACTTCAAAATTATGTCTATCTTCAAATGAAATAGTCTCATCAGTTGTGTTGACGGATGAACCATCAGCCTTAAAGTTAGCAACAATCTTTCCTTTGACTAAATTAGACTCTAAAACTGCACCACTACCATTACCACCTTCTACAGTAATCTTTGGTTTATCTTGATATCCGATGCCAGGTGAAATAAGTTGAATCTCTTTAAAAGATCCAGATACGTTCGCATGTCCTACAGCACCAGAACCTTGTTGGTCTAATATTACAACAGGAGGCCCTGTAATAACATCATAACCTTCGCCTGGGTTTGTAACAGTGATACTGGTTAAATCACCATGAAATATCTGTTCATCAAAGACAGTAGGAGGAAATAGTTCTACACCATTTGCCATAAGACCCACTGGTCTGTTATTTACCTCTCTTTTGTTTGGATCATCGAATAATTCTCTTTCTTTTACGAAGGGATACTTTCTGAGTATCTTTTGGTTCTTAAGTGTCTTATTTTCCCAACCAGATTTATAGACATACTGGCCAGGTGTTGATGTTCTAACTGCAATGTACTTTTTAGAAAATACGTCAGATCCACTGAATGATAGGTAAAAGTCAGTTTGGTTGACAGCAGTTACAAAGTAGATACCAGTTGATATACCACTATTAGTAGTATTGTCCCAGTAAATCTTATCACCAGTCACATAGTTGTGTGGAAGTAGACTAACACCCGCTGCAGGGTCGAAGGCAGGGTCATATGACTGTATGGTATAAGTAAACCCTCCACCATTTAAAGGCGTGCCAAATCCGTCCACAACTTCAACAGAACTAGTCTTCACCCATACCTTATTATCAGTAGCAAAGATAGGATAGTTAGGTAAACCAGAAGAAGCTACATAAAAGAACTTTTCATCGTTATCGAGGTAACTATTTTGGATACCTACTGTAAATTGATCAACTCCAGCAAAATAATTTGAGTTATGAGATGCTTTAGTGACTGTTTTCGTAATTACAGTTGGATCTGTTGGTATAGCACCGCTAGTTTGAACAACAATCGTGTTAGAGTATACTTGATCTACGTTTGAAGCGTCATATTCAATTTGTTTTACTGTAATATCAACTTCATTCCCAAGATTATTCCTTAACTTCAAAATTTCGTCAACATAGAACACACACTTGTCAAATATCGAAAGTCTGTAAGTGTTTACGTTTACCTGACTGATTGTGGCAAGATTATGACTTGATGGTACGTTGTAAATCCAGTTATTGAACTTTGGACTGTCGGATAAGTCTTTACCAAAGGATAATAACTTCAAACTATCGCCAACTTGCATATTAGTTGACTGAGAAGTATCTACTTGGTCAATAACGTTAACAAGTCTGAATTGTAACAAGGATGTTTGTCCAAATCCAGCATAAGCGTATGCCAACTTGTTTTCAAGAACGTCTGCACCAAAAACTAGAGATGTGGTAAGACCTGTAACATTCAAAAACTGGTTTACGGTTTTATCAGTGTATCTAACGCTTAAAAAGTTTGCTCCTTCTCTTGGTTTTACTAAAAGTGTGCCACTTTGTCCAAATCCCACTGTAGAATCAACTACAAGAGAGGTTGCATTTGCTGGAGTAATTTCTAGTGACTTAGTTTTTCCAGGCACCTCAAAAGATCCATCAAATGATGTTGAGTCAAGAGATATTTCGTAAAAATCAGTTTGATTTATTGGTCTATACTCTACATTGTAAATTGAAGCACTCGCAGTTCCAATTCCAGCAATATCTTGATATAAGAAGTTACCTACAGTCTCTAATGGTTGTCCACCAAACAAGTTTTCAGCTAGAACATGTTTAGTTTTGAAATATACGTTATTAGAAGGTACTAATGTCCTATCAATCGGTTTTATAATTTCAATCTCTTGACCATACAACAGTTTGAAGAGAATCTTGTATGACGCATCAGTTCCTTTCGCCATATAGAAGTCTTTTGCTCTTGTAAGAACATTAGTAATTGATGTTCCTTCAGTAAAAGCTCTATTTTCAAAGCCAGGTAAAAATTCTGTCTTAAATTTAGTAAAAAATTCTTGTAAGAAGAGATTACTTAAGTTAGTTACTGTAGAACCAGTAATATGAACCTCAGCACTTGTCTCAGCAAAGTTTGCAAACTCGGCATCGTCTTCTTTTGATAACTGATCAATGCCACTGAATCCTCTAGCGCAACCAAGGAAAGCATTATCAGATTTACTTGTATATGTTATTATTTCATTGTCAATTTTCAACAAACCATAAGTGTCAGGCCAACCATCTGTGGATTCTACAAATATAGTCCTATCTCCAGCATAGGATGATGCAGTCAAGATAGTTGAAGCAATAAGTGTTTCATTATTGAACGCACTAATCTGCCTATACTCCGCCAAGTTACTGGCTAAGTCAGTCATACCAGACTGATGCTCTTGTGATTCGTAATATTGGGTTAAAAAACTCTTGAATAGAGGAGACTCCTGATTTAAGAACTCAGGAATTTGAGATTCTATTAAATGAGAGATTTTTACTCTTTTAATATCCGTCATTTATCTGGTATAGATTGATTCGCTAGCGTAACTAGAAGTTTTAACGTATGCAGTTGCAGAAGTATTTTCTCCAGAAGATATAACGTCTGGTAATGCGTTTACTTTACTGTTTGGCACACTTAATTGTAAATACAAATCTTTTAGGGCAATAACGTCATTAGAATCTGGTATTGCTTCCACTTCAATGACTCCACTGGAGAGTGAAGCACCTGTTATATTTACCACATCCAAATTAATCTCTCCGTGGACGTAATCCACAGTACCAGCGTCATTCTTGACAATTAGTGGTAGGTTATTTACGAGTTTAAAGAATACTAATTTACCAACAGTTGTTCCAGCAGTAGGAATGTCACCCAAATACAAAGTTCCATCAATACCACTGACCGTAAATCCTGTAGATCTTATGCCATACCCATTTGGTTGGTCATAAAAAGCATTTCCGTAGCAAAGTTCATATGTTGCAAAAGTATTCAACTCAGGAACTATATCTCTCCTCATTTTGATTCGAGTAATGTTGGATGTGATACCTCTAGCAGAAGCATCTACCAATCCAATAACTTTACTATACTTAAATCTGCCTCCAAATGAGTTTATATCAGATGACTGAGAATATGTTGTTAAAGTTTTTGTTACGGCAGTAATTAATTCAGATACTTCCGATGTTGCGTTGGTATTATAGTAGACTGTTGTATCAACTTCCACATAGAGATACTTAAGATCGATAATTTCTGGTTTTATACCAGCAATCGCATATTGTTTTAATTTTCTTGAAATATCATCTTTTGTAATCTGCGATAAGAAAGCACCATCTTTAGGTTTGATTGAAATAAAGACTTTTCCATACTCAGGTGGATCTAATTCCTCTCCACCGTAGGCAGTCACAGAATCGACGTTAGGATATACGAATGGAATTATACCTGTATAGTCATTTGCGGTCACGGCACGGTATTGTGA